TTCTTGCTCCTCGGCGGTCAGGGTTTCGCCTTCTCTGATTTTTTGCCTGAGAATCTCTAGTTGGCGGCGATCAGCATCTTCTTGCCATTCTTTAATTAGCTTTTGTTGCTCCATTTGCACATATCGATCTCCTTCGAGATTCCTGGACTCGATCATTGCATTAATGTGCTCGCGGAAGTTGTCCAGTTCGGCTTGTTTATACTTTACCGTCTCTTTGGCCGCGGCGAGAGCCTGTTCGATCAGGATTTTCTTCTCTCGGTGTTCGGCCGTCATCCTCTTGAGTGTATCGAGCCGCCGTAGTTCGTGCTCTTGCTCTTCCAGCGATAACTTATTAAGCTTCTCCTGGATCTCTAAACGTTTTTCTGGAGAAATGCGCGCGGCCACAAAAAACCCTCTTGGTTATATAAGATAAATAGCTTCTATATAAAAAAAGAATAAAGCTATCGTTAGCCTTATTCTTTTGCTCTTTTCATCATGTGCGGAGGCATTGCCGGCGCATTTTGTGGTGTTAGTGTTTGAGAATTGTTGCCGCCGCCCTTATTTGCCTGTTCTATGGCTTCATTTTCTGTCTTTATTTGTTGTACAAGTCGTCCAACAAACCAAGTTCTTAAACCAACTGGTAAGTTGTATGCTTCTGAGAATGACCAGCCACCTGAATATTTTAAAAAGAAGAACTGCTCATATACGTTCTCCATATATTCATCGTTCAGGCCAAAAAAAGTCTGTGGACAGCGGAACCTCCAGGTCCGCTTCATGATCGCACTCGTCACAAATAAATGTTTGCGTTAGATCGACATTAGGAGTTGCTAAATTGTAAGTTGTGCGCAAATATCGAGAATCCATCGAAGGAATGTTTTCAATTAAATAATTTAATGCAGATTGCTCATCATTTCCATTCACCGCTACAAGAATATTCTGTAGCTGTCTCGTAATATTTTTCTCTAGAGTTTTGCGTTTACGGTCGGCTTGAAGATTATTCAAGAGTTGTTTTTCGTCTACTCCTCTCAGAAGACGAAAAGTTGCGGTGAGTTGGGTTTTTGGCAGTATTGTATCAAATGTACCATCATGATTGTTTATAATATTTTTATCAGATAAGTTGTCGGCAGTATATACCTCTGTATCGTTAAGATCAAATTCGTATTCTTGTGTGACTCCACATGCGGGACAACCAATCTTTGTACTGTACAAGTTGCCATATCCCGAAATTCGACAAGCAATAATAATCGCATTTCTATCGCCTACCAATAGTGTGTCTGGGTTAATTTTTTTGTCTACGATTAAACTTTGAATTACTCTGTCTAGCGCAACTCCTTTCTTGAGAAGAGTGCGCGAAGTTAATATATCTTCTTCTTTGGCAGTCATTTGTCGAATTTCGATGCTATCCTGATTGTGCAAAGGATGCTCTTCGGGATAATATTTACCTTGCGACGGAAGTTCGACAAACTCTGTCGGGACGACAAAGGAAAAGTGGCTCGCACTTGTCCCTTGCTCTTGTGTTACTTGTTGCGGGGGAGGGCTCGTATCCGGTTGGGGATGGGCGCCTCCGACGCGATCTCTATTTCTTGACAACTTTCACCTCGTTGTTTGTTGTTTTAAATTCTTATACACCAAAGAAGCTATTACCACCAGCGCCAGCAATGGCAGATGACGCATTGGCCGTTTCAACACGAGCCCAATCATACCTAAGAGTACATGTTGCTTCACTAAGGGCATCTTCGCCATATGACAGATCAGTATATTTAATAGTTGTAATAAAGGCGTTCCAAAGAGTCCATGTCTCAAGTGGATTGCCAGCAGCGTCGAGTTGAGTAATAATAACTGTTCCCAAGGCACCAGCAGCAGTGGCTTTTGAAATGCTACCACGAGAGGTGGCATCTGTGGGGGGAGTATAGCCAGATTGAGCTATAATATCTGAAAGAGTTGCTGTTACATCCGGCTCGACTGGATCAACCATAACTACATCAAGTGGTTGCCATGTAACATTCCCGGGATAGTAAAATGTATGATTTAAATACTTATGCTCTGCAGCATTAATCTCAAAAGAAGGCTTTTGTGCAGACTTTGCATACCATAACGCCGCTCCTCCGTTCGGAGCCGAGATTCCTTGGAACTCGACCATAAACCTAAATTGTCTTTTAGGATCTTTAAGTGTGGTGTCTTCAGCAAAGTTTTGCGACCAAAATGGCATTGGTGTAGTCTCCTTTTATCTAGTTTTAATTAGTGTTGTAAAGAAAAAATCTTTATATCTTTTAATCATCGAATGATGCACCCGTAGAAGCAATCACAAAATCAATCGCGATATACTCAATAGCCCGAGCAGGTTTAACCATAATCTTGGCATACAAAATGTTCTGGTCAATAAGGTCCGGGGTTGTCGTGGTCTCATCGAGGATCAGCCTATAATCTGTAATACCAAAGTTAACTTTAGTGTTAGCCAAAAGCGGCTCAATGAGTGACTTAAACCTATTCCATGTAGCTTGGACGTTTTGTTCGAAAAGAACTTTTGTGGAAAGGATAGAAATCTGCTTTTTAAGATAGATAACGAGCCTACGCACATTAATCCTGTCAAGGGCGCTCTGACTCTCTTGAAGAGTCTTTTGACCAAAGACCACAATTCCGCTAGATGGGAAAGAGGCAATTGGATTAATATTAGACTCATAAAGAGTATCGCGTTCTTTGGACGTCAAACGTTCCGAAACGTTTACAACCGGAATACCTGCAGCACCCTGGCTCAGACCACCCCTGTTGAATCCAGCGGGAGCAAACCAAAGTTCAGATGCTTTCTGAGAACTAGCGAGGACACCCAACATAGCCACAGAGGGCGGAATCCATACTAAGCGACCACTATTGGCATCGCGAGTTTGAACCCAAGGATAGAAAGTCGCACCATAGCTAGAATCAAGCCTCCTTGCTTTAAGAGTATTTGCTGCGCTAATTGGAGTTGTGCCAATTCTATTGTTCTTGTTAGCAAAATATGTCTCATGAGAGGGAACATATACGCTGGGGAGGTCCACAAGAGCGAGCGCATCGGCGCGTTCGCCGCATACATCGATCATATGTCCTGTTAAGCTGTCTACCGTAAGGCCGGGAGCAACTAGCAAGTTCATCTCAAGAGCTTCAGGATCTGCTACTGTATCAATTGCTCGCTTCCATGTATGATATGCATAATCGTTTGTATCGCTAGCAGTCCCTGTGCCAGTTCCGCCGGCGCCGGGGATGCCCTTGTTGTACATCGGATCAGGTACTTTGATATCAAAACCATCGAAACCGCCCCAGAAAGGAGCAGTAAAGCGATTAATGCCAGCATTTAGAAGCGTTTGATAATTTGAAACATTATTGCCGTTTTCCGCGGCATAGGCACCAGATTGATAATAATATGAGCTACCAGACTTGCAAAGATCGTTCATTGTAAAAACATATGCAAATGCGGTTGCGCCGAGAAGAACTGTGTCAGTTTGACCGCTCGGATCGGCTGAAAAGTCCCTGTATGGAAGGCCATGGCACTGCGCTAATCCTGCGCCGGCGCGCGTACTATTGGCAGATCTATTGGAATATAATCCCCAATATGCGTCTGCAGGAACAGACAAGCCGCCGTCTGAAGCCGAATTTCTTAACTGGACTTCTGGGAAAGCAAGGGTGCCGTTGGCTGCAGCGATGAATGCCCCAGAGACCTGCGCCGAGGATCCGCTGCCGGCCGCGGCGGAGGCAGAAGGAGAAAACGCCATTGTGGTCAAAACCGCGCCGGGTGAGAGAGGCCACGAGCCAGATCTGGCAGAAGGTGTGGCCGGCGATCCAATCAAACCAGTGCTAGGCCAATAAACAGGACTACCACCACTTGCTGTAACAGCCTGAGATCCTGACACAGTAGTGTTCTTCATGCGAGGAGGACCATAATAGCCAAACGGGAGGAGTGTTTCAAATCCAGCCATTCCGTCTTCTACAAAAGAAGTCGGATCAACATATACAAAATTAGACTGATTATCATAATCTCCATATGTCTTTAATCTTCGGTTTGTGGAATCCCATGCCGTATATTTGTCTCCAATCTTTCGAGCAACATAACTAGGGGATGTGGAATCAAGACTTAGATTGTCAAATCTTTCTACTATTTGAACGTTATTGTCAGTATCGTTAAGCAATCTTAATACTAGGGAGAACGTTCCGTAATCACTCGTATTCGTTGTAGACTGTCTAATGTTCTCAATGGAAACTTTCAAATTCTTATGAAGCCACTCTCCATGGCCGCGGCCTTTAAGACGAAAGAGTTTTTTGGCATTGAGAGGGTTAAAGGTTGCGGGGTCTCCGGTTGAATCTTGTCCGATAAACCAGCCAGCAATTGCTTCACGAGAAGCCTGTCGCATATTGTGAGGGCCTTGAAGGCCGTCACCC